CGTCAGTATCGTGTTGAGTTGCAGTTTGTCTATCTGTCTCATCTATACCACTTACGTCACATAGTATAGCGAAAACACGTAGCTTTCCTGCAGATGATGCAGCACTTAACATTAATAAATCTAATGTGTCAGCACTTGCAATTACTGGTCTAGCTGTTGCTGTAAGAACAGAATAACCAACTTCTTTTGCATCCCCGTCAACGAATGTATCAACATCACCACCAGTAATACCTAAATCTAAAGTTACAGAGTTAGATAATTGTGTTAAGATCTCAACTCCTGCGTGTAGGATTAAAGTCTCAGCAGGGATATCAAGTACTTGTAGCACGTCATTTGTTGCTGTACCTGAGCCTGCGTTAACTTGAGAGATGTCAATAGTATTCTCAACTAAGTAAGGAACTCTAACACCTGGATTTCGTCTTGAGGGTCTGGTGCCTGCGACACCTACTCCTGTTACGTCATATGTTGCCATGTATTATCCTCCTATTAGTCAATTAACAAATGTCTAACCATAAGCGCTTCTGAACGAAGTACTTTTCTGCCAAACACATGTAATCCTCTTACTATATCACCGAATGAATCAGGGTCTCTAATTACTTCTGTTTTTGCAATTGCATTAGCAGTAGCAGTAGATGACATGTGACCAAACAATACTTTAAAGTAGTTGGATGTTGATGAAGCCGCAAAGTTATTAGTCATATAACATTTGAAGCCTTGAATGATACCGTCCATTACTCTACCATTTCGTAGAGGGGAAGCAGCATCGCCTGTTACAGATGCATCTAATAATTTAGATGATGAGCTCGCTAGAGCTTCATAGAATTCTGGACTTGCCAAAAACCATCTGTTTTCGAATGGAACGTCTGCACCATTTAGTCTCTTAGATGCGTTAGCCATTATTTCTAATGGGTCAACTTCAGATGAGCCGAAGCCTGTGTCTGAACCTGAACCGTCAGAACCAATAGTTGTACCTGCACCAGATACCATTGCTGCGATTACGTTTTCATCGTATGAGTCTTTAAGAGCGTATGCTCCTGAAGATGTAGCCAAAGCCTCAAAGTTCACATGAGATTGCCTTTCTTCGATATCGTCAACTTTAAAAGCAAACGCATTAGCTTGGTCCACAGTAAGTTGGATTTGATCATCAGCCAGATTTTGGATGTTGATTTGTCCACCTCTTGTGTATGAACTTACACTAACGGTTGGTTCTTTTATAATGTTAACAGTATCTCCGTAGGCTTCGATCTCTCCTGCATAGTCAGTATTAGTAATATCTTCTACTACTGATGCAGTTCTAAAGAACTTCTGGACTTTTTGGCTGTAGATTACAGGTAAAAAATTACCTGATGGTAGGTTTGTATAACCTGCCGCTTTACTTATTGCCATTATTTAATCCTCCTATAAGATTGTTAAAGATTAGCCATTAACAATTCTACCTTCTCTCCTAGCAAGATCTATTTCCTTTTCAAATTTTTCATATTGACTAGGCTTTAATTTGCTAATATCACTAAGCTTCCAGATTTTTTTGCTGCTTACATCCACTTCTTTTTTACTTGTAGAAGTTACTGATTTTGATGCCTCTAATTTATTATTAGCTTTTTGCTTAGTTATACCTTGATCCATTTTATATAAATCAATAGCCCTTGCTGCTAGTTTTGCATTAGTGTCATTATCATATAGCCAACTTTTTATCTCTGAATCTTGATCTTCAACCCACTTATGAAAATTTTCATTTTTTCTAAGTTCATTGTAATCAGGATGTATTGAGGCTAATTCAACTTGTGCTTTTTCTTTCTTAACTTGTACCTGTTGGGTTTCAAGTTCTTTAAGATTAGCTTCCATCTTTTTAGACTTTTCATCTGCCTTAGTATATGCTATAGTTTCTATAACATCATAGACATCAGGATATTTAGTTCTCCAAGCTTCAATTTCTTCTTTAGACTTGGGTAGCTGTATTTTATCAGCGTGTTCTTGTAGTTGTGTTTTAAGCGAACCTACTTCATCTTTATGCTTATTTACAGTAGAATCGTAATGTCGTTTAAGATCGTCATAACGTTTCTTAAACACTTTCTCTTCAGCATCGACAGGGCGTTCTTCATCTGGAGTGGCTTCTTGATCTGAAGTGTCCTCTGAAACGGTGGCTGTTGCGTCTGCTTCCTCATCTCGTAATTTTGTTTTATATTTATTTTGATAAGGTGTAGGCTCGAGAAGAGCCTCTGTAGTTTGATCCTCTTGGATCTCGTTGTTTGTATTATCTTCCATCTAGTCTCCTTTGGGTGCTGTGGAAGGGCAGGTCGCCCGTGCTGTGATTGGGTTGGTGCTATGACTAAGCAGTCATAGGTCGCCTGTCCATCGGTTGTTGTGGTGCGCCTAGACCTGTTGGTCCGGGAGCATTTCCTGCTGCAGCCATTTCTGATCCTGCAGAAGCTTGTTGGTTATTTGCGCCTTGTGTCATTTCTTCAACAAAGTTTTTCATGGCTTCTTCTGGTGCTCCGCCATACTTATTAACAATAACCGAAACTGGTATAACAACTACAGGTTCTTTAGGTCCTCTATCTGCTACTGCAGATATATCAATACCTTTTCCTTGTAGTGCTGTTTTTACATCTTGTGTAAGATGCATATCTAATACAGCATCTTCCATAGACACTGCCTGTTGAGGCATTCCCCCTGCCGCTTGATTCATAGGAGCACCTCCTGGTGCTGCCATTGGGTTGTTCATCATTCC